CTTCCGATTCCTGCCTCTTTCATGTATTTCCCCTGCACATAGCTCGTTTTGGTTCCGACCATGATACCGCCGGATCCATCCGGACTCCGCTCCAAGAGATTCCCATTGATAATCAGACCCGGAACGAAATGTTTATCGACCCGGTGTCCGTCATTCACATAGGATGCGTACTGCATGTTGTTATTGAGTTCCGTCCGGACACTGCCGCCTGTCACGACCGGCGTTGTCACGCTGTCCGTCGCCCAGTGCTGTGCCATCTGACCACTTCGCATGTTGGTACCGGCCAATGTCCCATCATTCGGCGGTGTCTTCTCTGCGGCAACACGGACCGCCTCGATCGTGGCACCTTCCGCAACTTCTGCCATGATCTTCGGGACATTCTCCCCGGCTCTCCTCAGTTCATCCAGACGTTTTCTCATCTGGCTTCCAAAGCTTGACATCTGCTCACCTCCCGGATCCGATCAGGTTCTCTCTCAAGAGAGTCACCTCTTTATGTTCCAGACCTGTGAGCGCACCGCCGATCGGATCATAAAAGTCCTGCGGAGGTCCGGCGAGATACCGTTCCGGCTTGTTTGTATGACCGGTATTTCCCCCGCGGATCACATACAACTCGTCTCCGGCCTGGATGTCCACAGAAAGATCGCAGGAGAGCTTATCCTCTCCTCTGATCCTGGCGGCATTGTCGGTGATACTTGGGCTCCCGGTTCCTGTGTGATACACGCGGCACGGAACCTTCTCCGCAACCTTTTTCCGTTCCTGCCTGGTAACATTCCCATCCTTTACCGGAACGACCCGGCAGACGTCCATGAGATCGGTATACCAGTTTTTGAAAATCGGATTATCAAATAACATGCTGTTTCCTCCTCTATTTCCCCGAATCTGCCAATGCAACATCATAATATCCATCTTTTTTCAAATTAGGTTTTAAATTGCGGCTTTGCCCAGTATTCCCATAGTTTAGGCTCTTCACCTTCCCTTTGTTACTGACAGAATATCTTCCTTCAAACCCCGGAACATCTTTCCATATCTCATCCAATCCACATGCCTCCCATCCCCACCAGCCGGGCGAGCGTTGCAAGCTGCTGTCCGTACTGCGTGGCGTTCCAGCTGCCCCACTTCTCGGTTCCGATCGTTACAGCGGAATTATCATAGCTGATCTGGGTATCGCCCATCGTGGCGCTCTTAATGACTCCTGTGGGCTGTGCCTTTGCGGCTGCCTGTGCCGCCCCGGAAGACTCCGGAGCGTATGTCTTTAA